TTATAAATTGCTGATGGCTGCCTCAAAGATTGAGACGGCTTTTTTAGCTCCCTCTTTGGTAGCATGGACATAAGTATTCAAGGTCATTGAGATATTAGAGTGGCCTAATCTGTATTGCAAGTCTTTAGCCTCTATGCCAGCGTATAGCATGATTGTAGCGTGAGTGTGTCGGAAACCGTGGAAACTAATATCAGGAACGCCAGCAGCTTTAAAGTGACTTTGTAGCCTCTTTCTAAGTAAGCAAGCGTAGGCGTATTTTGTGGTAAAAGGAGTAAAGACAATACTCTCAGATCGGCCTAGTTGCCATGATTGGACTTGTTGACGTTTTTTATATTGCTTGAGTATGGAAACTGTAGCTGTATCTATGTCAACCTCTCTTAGACCTGCTTTAGATTTAGGCGTGTTTGTTTCCTGATATCTATTCAAAGTCTTAGATATGCTGATAATGCCTTTTTTAAGGTCAATATCAGACCATTCTAGAGCTAAAGCCTCTCCTATACGGCAACCACTAGCCAGCAATGTTTTATAAAGCACGTAGTCAAAGAAATTTTCATAACTAGACTGATCCAAATCTTCCAGGTAGTCTAAAAACTGTTTTAGTTCCTGGTTGCTGAAAAACTTTACCTTATGCTCCTTATTTTGTTGCTTACGTGGGATAATGACATCACGCGCAGGGTTATGCTGGATCACTTGCATAGTCACTCCATACTGGAGAATGCGGCGGTTTATATTGTTTAGGAAGCTATAATTTGCATACGCTCCTTTTTCGCCCTTATTGGCCTTGTCAGCCCACTTGTTGACTTGTTGCTGAATGATAGGAGTAGTGAGCTTGTCTAGCTTGTAATCGCCAAATACAGGCAAAATATGAAGCCTTACGATCCCCTCCATAGATTGCTGGGAGTTTGGCTTGATTGTATTCTTGTAACTCTTCCACCATAAAGCTACCAGCTCCCTATAGGTTGTAATGGTTGGTTTTTCCTTTACACTATATCCATTAGCTGCAAAAGCATTAACAGCCTCTCTAGCTTTGATTTTAACCCCTTTTTTAGTGTTGGCCGTGACTGTTGTCCTAGCCTTTTTCCCTGTAAGTTTATCAACGCCTAAATAAACACTGGCACGGTACACGGTAGCACCGTTTTTCTTTTTGTATTCTGTAATATTCATAGTCATACCTTTCTAACATCAGTAAGCAAGTATGGGATTTAGTTAAGTATTTATGAATATTGTTTTTACATAGTGTTGAGAGCTACGAGAATAGCCCTATTTTCGTTTGTTTTAGGTGCGATGATAAAAATTGTAACACTAATCTATAAAATCGATTAGAGAGCGTTTTAGGGGGTGTTTTCTTTGTTGAAATCTTCTAAAGCTTTCAAGTCTTTGGCGTAAGTTAAGAGTTTTTGCTTGCTATCTTCTGAAAGCTCCTCTATCAGATCTCTTAATTCTGAGTGAGCAATGGAATATCCTATTATTTCAGGAATAGGAACTTTAAAGAAATCTTCTAAAACTTTCAACTGTTCTGGGGTGTATCCGCCATTGTTATTTTCCCAATCTTTAATAACTTTTAAAGGGATAGAAGTTTCTTTTGAGAGTGTTTCTTGGGATATACCCTTTTCTTTTCTCAATTTAGGTATATTACACTCCCAAGCAAGGTGTTTGATGGGTTCTTGATACCCATAACCAAGTAGTATAGGAACAGACACCCCTAGCAATTTTGCTAACTCTTCTACTTTATTCGGCTTGATATCTGTTTCTAAATTTTCCCAACGTGAGACAGTCTTTACAGATATATTGAGCTCATTTGCTATGTCCATTTGAGACAAGCCTGCTTTTTTTCTAAGCTCCTTAAGTTTATTTTTAGTCATTTTGTTGCTACCTTTCAAAAACGATTATAACACAAAAGGATAAAAAAGACAAAAAAGTCTGTTTTTTTAAATTAAATACTTGACAAAGGACAAAAAAGTCTGTATTATAAACTTGAAAACAGACAAAAAAGTCTGTTTAGAAAGGAGGACGGTATGTTTATTTCAACGGAATTAGCTGAAAAGGTACGTGTTAAACGTGCTAAAATTCAGCAAACGAAAAAGGCTGTAGCTGAGGAATTAGGTATTAAACCACAAACCTATACTAAAGTTGAAAATGGAGACTATGACGCTCCAAAGCGTATTTATGAGGCAGTCATGAACTGGCTAGTAGAAGATTTATAAGATTTCTTGCTACCTTTCACTAAAAGAAATCTGAGCAACAAAAAAAGCCTAAACAGTCGGCAAACTAGCAAGGCTTTTCACTTAAACAACTAAAACCACAAATAGCAAGTATGGGATTTAGTTAGGTATTTATTTAATTATATCACAAAATAGTGATTTGTGCCCAAACGAGAGAGCGCCAACTCTTTAAACTGGTACTTTCTCACGCTTTCAATTTGGCGAGTCTGAGCGTGAGGCTGACTTACAAGAAAAACAGTATAAGAAACAACCATTAAAAGGCCATCAAGGCAATTACACAAACACAGAAACAGAGGCAAGAAACATGGCAGAAACAACATACGAAAATTTAACTAGACGTATAGACAGAATTAGCGCAGAAATGCGAGAAATGAGCAATAATAACGATATGGGGCGGCTTTCGTTATTGGCAAGTCAGACAAAATCCATCAAAGAAGATTTATCTCGTCTACTTTGGATTGAACTTCCTGAATTGAATGAAAATCATAAAATCGAGGCACTTTCTAAAAGGACTACGGGAATGTTTTTCAACCCTGGTATTTTTGAAATGGATGCTATGCGACAAGCCTTCTTTAAACGGCAAGCCAAGCACTTTTTTGACAACGAAGCAGAGCAACAGGCGTATATAGAACATGCTGAAAAAGAGTATTTAGAGGCTACTATAACCTTAAAGGATATTCTTTTTAATTCTAAAAATGATACTCGGAAAGTAAGCAAAGATAACCTTATAGAGCAGTTTGAGGAGGCGATGAGATGAATGAGCTAGATTTAACCAATACACAGGCGGTTTTTGTTTCCTTGGTACTGATTGGCTTACTACTTTACCTAAACCGTCGAGACCGCCCAAAAAGCGTCCAAATTGAGCGAGAAAACCAATGGGCGATAGAAACACCTAGCGAGGTTTTAAATCCTTGCTACGGGCGTTATATTCAACTAGCAGGCAAGCGGAACAATTAGAAAAGGGGTGTAACATGCAACTATTATCAAGAGAGGCAGAGATTGAGCTGCTGGAGAAAGTGGGAGATCACTTAGAGAAAAGGCTTGAGCTTGAAAAACAGCATAATGACGGATGGGATTTAATTGCTAGAGCTGATCTACTAGAAAAGTTAGGGATTAGCGGAACAACGTTGAATAATTGGGAAAAACACGGCTTAAAGCCTTATCAGTCGCCTTTTGAGAACAGTAAGAAGATTTATTACCGCAAGACTGATATATACAATTTTCTTGCAGTAGATTAGGGGGAATAATGGCAAAGAAAAAAGAACAATGGACACCCGCCGTAAGAAATCTACGCAAGGTAATTGTGGACGGTGTGGAGCAATGGGTGGAATTTGAAACAGAGGGCTATGTCATTCCTGCCGGTCACGCTTATTATGACATCATCAGGGGAATTAACACGGGGGTGCAACAGAAGAAAAATGGGAAATCGTAGAATGATAAGTAAGACAGTAACCCAAACTCAGAGATTTTTGAGGCTACCGTTAGAGGCACAGGCTCTATATTTTCATTTAATTCAAAACTCAGATGATGATGGAGTAGTAGAGGCTTTCCCTGTTGTTAGAATGATAGGGGTTAGTGAGGATAGCCTGGGACTTTTGATAGTCAAGGATTTCATCAGGCCGCTTAATGATGAAATGGTTTATTTTATTGTGGATTTTCATGAGCAGAATACTATCAAGAAAGATAGATATAAAAAAAGTGTCTATCATGAGTTACTAGAAACCTTTAAAAGCCAAGGTTTTTATGAAGTGGAGCCCAATGGGTTCCAAAGTGGAAACCAAACGGAGCCCAATGGGTTCCCCAATATAAGTCAATATAATTCAAGTCAAGATAATCTAAGTCAATCTAGGTCAAGTCAGAATGACGAGGACGAACATGAAAATCCAATCTTTGAAAAATTAAAGTCTGCTTTTGGTCAAATGTCAGTTAATGGAACAATGATGGAAGAAGTGAGAGACTTGCTAGAAATCCATGGCAAAGAGTTAGTTATCTATGCTCTTGAGGTAACTATCCTAAACGCTGGTAAGTCGATTAGATATACTAGGTCAATTCTTTCAAATTGGCAAGGGCTGGGCCTTAAAACAGTAGAGCAAGTTAAGCAGCATGAAGAACAAAGGCAAAAGCTGAAACAGTCATCTAAACAAGCTGATCCTATTAGCCGTGAGGAGTGGCTAAAAACACGAACAGAAGAAAACCCATTTTAGGAGGGTGAGCAATGGAAAATAAATTTGAGCAGTATAACAACAGAAAAATTAGTGAAAAGGTATGTGAGGTTCATAAGGTCAATTATTGGCAAATATCAACGCCGATAAGAGGCAGTAAGGAACGAAGTATACAAGAGTTTTGTCCTGAATGCACAAAGGAACTAATAGAGAGGCAGGATAGGGAGGGAGTAGATAATAGCTTGAATGCTGAGACATACCTGAAAACCTATAATGTCCTTATGCGTGATAGTACAATACCTAGAGAGTTAAAAGAGGCTAGCTTTGAGAATTTCATAGCTGAGACAGCCGAGGAAAAGCAACTATTAGCATTTGCTAGGGAGCAAGTAGAGAAATACCTGGACGGCATGACAGGAAATACCCTATTTACAGGATCTACAGGCATAGGGAAAAGCCATTTAAGCGTGGCTATTGCAAAGGCTATAAACGAGGGCTACAAGACCAAAGGAGAACCTAAGAGTGTGCTATTTGTCAATCTAACTGAAATCCTTAGACGAGTTAGAGAGAGCTTTAGCTCTCCTACTAGCTTAGAGGGATACTACTCAAGAATGCTGAAAGAGGTTGATTACCTGGTACTTGATGATCTAGGAATAAAGTCAGACAATGTTAGTAGTAAAGGTAAAACAGTCTGGGAAGAAGGGTTTATTTTTGATATTCTCAGCAACCGAGACAAGACTATTATCACTACAAACTTGAGTAGCTCAGAGATTGCTAGCTTGTATAGTGAACGAGTGGCCAGCCGTGTTAGAACTGGCCTAGAGGGTAACTTTTTCAAGTCATTCACGATCAAGGATAAACGGTACTCAATCAGTAGCTTAAAGGCTAAAGTCGCTCAAAATTGAGCAGGTTGAAAAAGTATGCACGGGGTGCAGTTGCACCCCAAACAAGGCTATTACTCAAAAAAGAGTAACAGCTCAAAGATGAGTAAGCACTGAGCGCAGGGTTTGCTTTCCAAAAATGGAACTCAAAAAGCTCAAAAATGAGCTAAAGTACACTAAAAAGGGTAGTAAAAAGCGTTGAATGGCTAAAAATATCAGTTGTTTCAATGATTTATAGTTAATCAGATTACAACATTTACTTATCTTTCAAGCTATTAGTTATTTTTGCTTAACAGATTTGTGACTCAAAAATGAGAAGCAAACAAAATTAATAAAGGCTATACAGGAACTGAAGACTTTTCGACATTTTTTGTCGCCCAAAGGTGACCCTAAAATGGGTCAGCTTACAACCGTACCCGTTTGGACACTTGTTATAGCCTAGTTATAACTATATGGAAAACTATTTAATGTTTAAAGGGCGTACCTGGAGGTACACCCCTAGATAGAGGAGATTTAATATGGCGTTAAATGCAGAACAACTTAAAAATATGTTAGATAAAGGCTTTGTTTTATACTCAAAAAATGGTATAATAAAGTCAGCCAAGTTACCAGAGTTTGGAAGTCTAATCATCACAACACAAGATGGTAAACCCATTCAAAAGGAAACAAGGCAAAAAGAAAAAATTTAGCTGCTGACTAGAAAACTAGAGGCATGATATAAGAGTTTAACTGCTCTTTGTCATGTCTCTTTTTGTTTTAGTCAGAGAAAAAAGAAAGAGGTAGATTACCATGACACTACAACAAATAAAGGCACAAATTTACAACCTAGGCACTTATAAGCAACAAAAGATTGAGGCTTATGGAACAATGAAAAAAGAACTTTGGGAAAAAGTTCGAAATCAGGTTTTATATCAGTCTGAGGCTGAGCTACGCCTGGAGAACTTTAAAAAAGAGGCCGATCAGTACTCAGATACTGAGTTTGCCAATATTTTAGCTAAGTTAGAGAACTTTGAACAGACAGAACTAGAGAAAATTAAATCAGAGTACGAAACGGTAACGGCTGATAATGTTGCTGAGTTGAACTTACTGAGCACTATGAAAGTATCAGAACAGGAGCTACTAAGTTACTTAGAGAAATACAAGCGCAACCCGTTGGCCATTAAGAAATTACATGAAATCGGAGCAGCTAACAACATTGCTTTGCCTAGCTATATCTTGAAAGAGGATAGGCTGGCTGAACTGTTAAAGGTATTCAAGCAACATGCTAAGAGCTATCATGATACTCCAATCATTGATAGTAACGGTTCAGCAAGTGATTTAGCTTTCATGTTAGTTTTAGCTAGTGATGAATTGAATACTGCTTTAGAAACATACTCTAATCATTTTGATACGGCTCTAGGGCTATCTGAGAGCTTGTAAAACTAGTCAAAAGTGTATCAGCGATAAAATTACCTGGTACACTTTTTAGAACGTTTTACGGAGCGTTTAGAGCGTTCCAATGAAGTATAAATTCCGAAACGAACACGGTGAGAGGGTGCTAAATGGAGAGAGATGTTAGAGGGCGTTTTTTACCAGGTAATCAAGTTGCTAGAGGCAATCGAGGGAATAGACAACCGAAGTATGGCAACAATAATGCTATGAAACACGGTTTATATAATCGTTATACAGGCCTTTTACCTAGTAGAAATGGCGGCCTTTCAATATATAAAAACGGAGTATATTTAGGCTCTTTACATAAGAAATACTATCACACAACAGAAAAGGGCGAGATAATGATAGACGTACAAGTAGTACAACGCCTAATAGATGTTTGTGGATTGCCAGAAAGTCTTTTCGGAGATCCTGAGTACGTTGAATACTATGAGTAATGTCCGTTTTTGGACTTAACTAAAACAAAAAAGCCAAGGCACTCCGCCTCAGCAATAATTTCAACAATATTATTATACCATAGAGGAGGCAAGGCATGACACCAGAGCAGGTAAAAGAAAAACTAGAGGGCGTTAAGTGGATAAATAAAGAAATAGAGGGCTTATATTTAGAGCTTGCAGCTTTAGAAAGTGGTATTATCAAAAAGCAAGAACTGAGCACTACCAGAGTACAAACAAGCAGGGTAAATACAGCAGAGAATAACCTTATAAGTGTTCTGAAGCTAAAAGAGGACACTTTACAGAGAATTGAGCGACTTACTGAGGAGAGAATGGAAATATCTAGGCTGATCGATAAGCTGGTTAATCCTCTTGAGCGTTCTGTTCTAAGACTTTTTTACTTGAATAATCTCGACGCTTGGGAGGTAGCTGAGGAAATAGGGAAATCTAAATCTTCGATATATAGTGTAAGGCAGGAAGCTATAGAACACTTAACAGGTATGGTAAATGGGGATTGATTTTATACCTATGTAAAAAAGTATAAGATTAGTATAAGGTTGAATATTTAAAAATACTAAGGTTTTACAAAGGTATGAAAGTTTTCCAAGGGTGAGGTTTTGGTGAGGTACAAGAGTTGTGGTAAAATTAAGGAAGAACAACGAGTACAAAGTAAAGAACTAGAACAAAGGTATCATTGTTTTAGAAATGAATTTAAGAGAGGGGTAAAGTCTATGAATTTGGAAGAAGCGTTAAAACAAGTAAGCAGCTGGAATCTTAAAAAGCCTGCTCCCTTATTCCCTTCTGAAATGATTGACGAAGAGCTCGCTCGTTTGCGTTTTACATGGGTTTCTCCAGAAGATGAAGAGGCTATCATGGCTGAGCTCAAGAAAAGAGGTCTAGCGTTATGAAATACAGTCAACAAGTATTAGACATGCTAGAACAAGCGGTCAGTGGTCAGATTGATGATTTTTGGGATTTCTCCTTTAAGTTTAACTCCCTTTTTGGAGAAGATGAGGATTTTGCTGAGGCTTGGGACAATGAAAACCCTGAAATGTTTGACGCTCTCAATGACTTTGAGCTGATGATGTTCTTAGAGGAACATGATCCAAGCGACAAACAAGGTTTTATTGATTTCTTAACACCTTACTACGAAAAAGCAAAGCAATTAGTAAAAATCAGCGCTTAGTTTAATCTAGGTGCTTTTATCGACCTAATTATAACAAGCATGACGATTATCGAGAAATTAGTAGTGAAGAAAGGAGACCGTAGATGAGTAAGCAACTTTGGAACTACCTACGCTCAAAGGTCCAGGTAGTCAATAGTGATGGCGAAATTATCAAGGGACTTGTCACAGATTTTGTTGATGAAATGGATAATGACGAACAAGACGAAATAACTATACTCATTGACAATCCTAGCCCTGATGAACCAACTGAGATTCCTCTATATGAAAGTGAGATCAGTTCTATTCAAAAATTAAAATAA